AACGGATTGGCGTTTTATACTCCTCATCCCAAACAAGACACCTTTCATCGTGCTGCAAAATATAAAAGACGTTATCTCAGAACAGGCAACCGTTTTGGCAAGTCTGACTGCGGTGCAGCAGAAGATTGTGCGTATGCGCTAGGAGAGCGTCCTTGGTATTCTAAAGACGATCCAGCAAGATACGCAGGTATTCCTAAGCATTCTACCAAAGGTTGTATTATTGTGCAAGATTGGGATAAAGCACATGAAATTTTTACAAACACTGAACCTGGAAAATCAAGAGGTAAACTCTTTCACTTTCTTCCAAAAGATGCAATAGTGTCTTGCAAGAAAGGACGTTCTGGAACAGGTATTGCAGAAATCGTTATTAGAAGTGTGCACGGTGGACATTCAACAATTCATTTGGAAACAGTGCGATCATTTATGCAAAACAAGATGGGCTTGGAATCGTCTAACTGGGATTGGATTCATGTTGATGAGCCTTGTCCTAGAGAAATGTGGGTTGCCGTGTCTCGTGGTCTAGTTGATCGTGCAGGCTCCGCTTGGTTTACTTGCACGCCAATTACCGAGGCATGGATTAACGATTACTTTATTCCACGCTCTCTTACACGTTCTACTTTTGACGAAGGTTACAAAAACGTAGAAACAGAAAATTTAACTAAATACGTTCTAACCGGCAGTTCATACGACAATCCGCATATTAGTAAAGAAGCTCTACAAGCTTTTGAAGCTGATATATCAGCTGACGAAAGAGAGTGTCGTATCTCTGGTATTCCTGCTGCTTTGGCTGGTGTTGTTTACAAAGAGTTTTCTCAAGATATACATGTCTACAGGGACTGCCCTAAAGGTTGGGAAGACGTTATTACTCCGCCTCGCAATTACACAATTAGAGTTTTTATTGACCCGCACCCTAAGACACCACATGCTGTGTCATTTTTTGCAACTTCGCCAGAAGGATACACTTTTCAATACCAAGAACTCTTTCGTCCTGGTTTAATTTCAGATATCTGTGAACACATTAAAGCAGTCGTAGATGGTTATGTTGTAGAAGATTTTATTTGTGACCCTATTGCTTGGAATGAGAATCCGATTGATGGAACCTGCATGGCAGATGTATTTTATGAGCAAGGGCTTAACATCGTGCCAGCAGTAAAAGATCTTGCTTATGGCATACAAGCAACTCGCAAAAAGCTAAGAGACCGTGATGAAGCAGATCGTCCTACCTTTTATGTCCACGAAGGATGCGATACATTCCTTTTTGAAATTGATCGTTACGTATGGAAACCTAATACTGAAAAACCAGTAGACAAAGACGATCACATGATGGAAAACCTTTATAGAGCAGTGCTTTCTGGTATGAAATATGTTGAGCCAGGTGGCTATAAACTTACAGTCAATCCTATCAATTTAAGCTCAACTAAAAACATTTTGTCAGGTTCTCTTGGCTTACCGACTATGGGAACACCTAGCCTGCCTAAACAACAAACCTCAAATAGATATCGAGTTTAACATCTTCAATCGTTGAAAGCGTCATGGAAGAAGAATTAAAGAAAAGACTAGCTGCTGAAGAGCAAGATGATGATTTGGTCAGACTAAAGAACAAAGTTGTTCAACTGGTTAAAGAGTCTAGATCAGAAATGTCAAAAAATTACGACCGTTGGGACAAAAACAACGATGTGTATTGTGGCTTGCGTGCTCCAGATGAAGAAGATGTTGACGCCAGCGATCATAATGAGCCTGAAAAAATGGTCGTTCCTATGTCGTTTGCACAGATTCAAACATTTGTAGCCTTTATCTTTTTGTTGTTTTACCAAAACAAAAGGTTCTTTGAGTTGATTGGAACTGGCAGTGAAGACAAAGGTGATAAGTCAAGCGATGGTGAAAAACTGTTAGAAGCAGATATGCGGTCTAACTACGGTAGCCAGCAGGTTTATCAGTTTTTGACTAATGTTGGTCGATTCTCGATTGGAGTTTTTAAGAGTTGGTATGAAACAGAAAATCAGTTTGCTCCTGCTACAATACCAGGTGCAGTCGCACAATTAGGTGATATTGAAGTATCTAACGAAAGTGCTGAAACTGAACGAGAATATTTGAAGTTTCAAGGCAACAAGTTCACTAACATCTCGCCATATAACTTTTTTCCTGATACAAGATTTCCTCTGAGTGAATGGCACAAAGGCTCTTTTGTAGCTGATGAAACAGAGTGGCATATCAATTATCTTAAAAAACATGAAGCTGCAGGAAGAGTTGCAGGAGTTGAGTTTATTGAGCCTATGACTAAGCAAGATTATGAAAGACACCGTAATCATACTAGGCTGTCAGCTTTTCATAATTATACAATTAGTGAGTCTAAATCTAGAACAAAAGATGATCAAGTTGTATGTGTTACTGAATGTCAATTAGAGATTAATCCAAAGTCTTACGGTTTCGGCGACACTAATAGACTTGTCAAATACGTTGTTCAGATTGCTAACGACGATAGAATAATACGTGCTGAGCCTATTGGCTACATGCACGATGAATACACTTACGACGTTGGACTTATTTCGCCTGATATGCACCAGCATATTGGACAGTCTATCGCAGATTCTATTGACCCTATACAAGAGGTTATTAGCTTTCTTATTAACGCTAGACTTATGGCAAATAAGAAAGGCTTGGAAAACAACATGATTGTTGATCCAGGTATGATTGATATGGCAAGCCTTGAAAGCCGATCACCTTGGATTCTTACTAAGAAAGGTGCTCCCAAGATGGGCGTTGATCGTTTTGCTAAACAGTTGCAGTTTAATGATTATACTTCTGGCAATTTTAATGACGCTGAAGTTCTTATGAAAGTTATGCAAGTGGTGACTGGGGTTAACGAAAACGCGATGGGTCAGTTTCATGGTGGCCGTAGGTCTGCTACTGAAGCTCGCGCCGTTAACTCCGGTTCCGCTGCACGTATGAAAGTTACAGCTAAGATTTTGTGGGACTGTGCCTTTACACCACTCGGACAAAAGCTGTTGTCAAATCACAGACAAGGTATTACTTATCCAGGTTGGCAAAAAATTATTGGTGAAAATACTGAAGAAAGGTTTCAAGCTTTCAAACCAACAGACCCAAGCCAGCTTATTGGCTTAAAAGACCATTTTGTTCACGATGCTACACTTCAAAGCGAAAAAGGTTTTATTGCACAATCGCTGCAAGAACTTGTTTCTGCTATGATGGGAACGCCAGAAGTAATGGCAATGCTCAATGTCGATCTTGGCGCACTTATAAAAGAAATTTTAAGGTTGCGTGGGATCGAAAATGTAGATCGTTTTCAAAGCCAACCTCAACCTCAAATCTTAAATGGACAAAATCCAATGGGACCAGGTCAAACTCTCCCAAGTTCGGCAGGAGTTGGACAACTTCAAGGACAGCCTACTTTACAAGCTGTTCCAGGAGGAATGCCAACAAGCTGAAGATATGTTAATTGACATGGTAACAAGTGCTCAACCTGATGGTATTGCTGCTCTAATTGTTAGAGAGCAAGCTACTGGATCACTTTCCCAAGTCAGAATAGATAAATACTGGTTCGAAACTAAACAAAGCGAACTAGAACAACTAGCCCAAACCGAAAAGAATAATGTATAAATTACCAATAAATGGTGTATTCAATGAATACGAAGAAGCTGGAGATTACAGCACTGGACACGGTGATCTCGAATCTTTTGATGAAACTGTAGACTACGAAAGTGGTATGCCAGTTGAAGCAGAAGAAGAAGCAGAATATGAAGAAATGTCTGAAACTGAAGAGGTGCCACAAGAAACAATGGTGCCTATGTCAGAGATGATGCAGTATATGCAGCAGCAGCAACAAACTGCTCAGCAACCTGAAACTCCGCAAATAACGCAAGAGCAAATTGATGAGATGCTGCATACTGTTCGCGTTGATTCTGATCTTGCTGAGTCAATCTTTGGTTCAGAAGTTTCTGATAATCAAATTAAAGCTTTGCAAAACTTTGCTGACTCAATTATTAAAAACTCCACAGCAGTTGGAAACTATGCGCTTCAGCATATGTATTCCAAACTTAATACACAAATTTCGCCCGCGCTAGATATGGCTCGTGAAACTAGAGATAATGAATTTTTCTCTGGCGTAACTGGCATGTATCCTGCACTAAAAGGTCACGAGCAAACAATGAAAAAGGTGCTTGAGCAACTACGTCAAAGCGGTTATACCGCAAGTAGTGGTGCTGAAGCAGCTCAGATCGTTGCTGGCCAAACGGAATCGCTGATTCGTTCTGTTAACCCACAGTTCAATTTGCAATCTGGTGCTCAAAACAACAACAACAATGGACAGCAGGGCAGCATGCCTTCGATGGCTTCGCTTGGTGGCGGAGCTGGAGGAGGACAGCAAGGTGCCCAAGGTGGTAGATCGAAAGTTCCTACTGGATTGGACATTTTCTCCTGAGCTGCCCTTTAACCAAAAACAAAATAATAATACAATATGTCAATACTAGGCTTACAGTCATCTTCGGATTTGACAGGCGTTCAGTCTCTTGATATCCGACGTAAGGTGTTTTACCAGTATCCTAACGGCGCGGCACCTCTTATGGGTTTGCTGTCCATGATGGATGATGGCGACGGTGAAACAGATAAACCCTCTTGGGGTTGGAACGAAGAACGTTTTCCAACATTCCAAGCTAAAACAGCTCAAGCTAATTCTGCTGGACCATTTACCGATACTACCGGTTCTAATGGCGCAGCTGGAACTGACTTGACGTCAGCAGGTTGGGGACTCGCAGGAAACGCAGCTTTTCGCGTGTTTCTTAACGATGTTTCCCTAATTCAAGAGCGTGATGTTCTTGAGTTTCGTAACATCCCTGGAACATCTTCTTCCGAGAAGACTTTCCAAGGCGTTATTACTGCTGTCTACCCCACGGAAAACTCAGTCGACGTTCTCTTGATTGAGACGGTAGCAAACGTGCTTAACACCACGGCTGCTAACGATATGGATGTGATCATTGTGTCATCAGCAGCTGCTGAAGGCGATCGTTCCAAAACTGGTTTCCGCACGTTCCCAATCGAAGTGTATAACTACACCCAGATTTTTCGTCATTCGTTCAACTTCACGCGTAATGCGTTGAAGATGGGCCTCAAGTTTGATAGCTCTGGTACTTACAAGTCCACTGCTAAGATCAATTCCTTGAAGCACATGAAGTTGCTTGAATACGCCTTCCTTTTTGGTCGTCGTTCTTCTTATGCTGCAACTACTGATGATGGTGACACCACGGTTCGACGGACTCTTGGTGGCATTCGTTGGTTCCTTGAGCAATACGAAAAGGGTAATACCTCTAATGGTGGTCAATTTGATTACCGTCCAACTGGCTCTGATATTTCAGGTGATGCATGGGATTCTTCGGATGAAAAGCGTATCCTTGATTTTGGAGGAGCTGACATCACTGGTGAAGAGTTTGAAGATCGTATCATTCAGAACGCGTTCCGTTATACGAACGATGAATCTTACGAGAAGATTGCTCTTTGCGGTCAGCGTTTCT